CTTCCGGGTTTAATCAGTTTGGAAATCCTGTTACTGGATCGCAAGGTATAAACGTATCTAACGGCGAATATAAAGTATCGCAACCTGCTGCTAAAAAAATCGGCTACAAAAAATTAAATAAAATGAATGATGCGGGTAAACCGTTTGTAGATCAGCTTGATCAAAGAGGCTATGCAGAGGGAGATGTTGTACGGTCTGACTATCCGTTAAGAGGTGAGTATGATGATCAAGTTCTATCTGATATTTTTACACAATATCCTAAATTAAAAGATTATGATTTTAAAGTTATAGATAGCAGAAAACCAAGTGCAGAAAAATCAGGTAAACAGGCAATAAGGGGTGTACAAAGAGGTGCGGGAGAATCTCGTATAGGACAATTAGAATTTTATCATCCAGACGAACCTCATAATCCAACTGGAAAACCATTAGTAGAAGTATTTAATTCTGATTTACAAGGAGAAGAGTATACTACAGCTATATTTGGAGATATGTTACATTATCTGCCATCTGTAGATAAAACTTTTTCTGATTTAAGGAATGAATACGCTGCAACTCTTACAGAAGAACAAAAACAAATAGATATAAATGCTTTTGAAAGAGCAAAAGCTGAATATGGAGAAAGCAGAGATTTTGATAGTTGGTTTGATACTAGTCGCTTAGATGCACATTTACGAGGATACTTAGCTCCTGATAGAAATGATGAATGGCGTGAATCTTATACAGAAGAACAAAAAATATTACTTGAATACATGAAAAAGTATTTACAAGAACCTGTAAATTTACTAGATATTCCACCGGGACAACAAAAAGATTCTTTTGTATCAGGACCAACTCGTACTTTAGAAGATTTTTATCCTGATAAAAAAGTAAAGACAGGTGAAAAATCATTTAGAGAAACGGTACAAGAAATACAACCAATGAACTAAAAACTAGGACGGCCACCTGCACAACAATAGCGGCCCCGTCTTTCAACAACCTTACAGAGGCTACCCAGCAAGACTGGCCCCAAAGGAGGTAAACTATGACTGATAATACTACTGAAGTTGAAGAAAATGAGGTTAGCGAGCCTACCCCATACCAAAATGAATATAAAAAGCATTTGAATGATCCTGATCCAGAGGACACTTCTCAACAAGAAGCCACTCCTGTACAAGAAGGATTTCTAAACCAAGAAAGTAAACCAGAACACGACTATAAAAAGAGATACGATGATTTAAAAACCCATTATGATCGAAAGCTCAATGAATGGAAGCAAGAACACGAAACTTTAAATGCACAGTTAAAGGTAAACAACTCTGAAAATGTAAAAGTACCAAAAACTGCAGAAGAGTTAGAACAGTTCAAGCAAAATTATCCAGATGTCTACGATATAGTCGAAACTATCTCGATGCAAAATGCTGACTCTAGAGTTCAAAATATTGAAGAGCGTCTACAAGTTCTAAAAGAACAAGAACAGGATGCTTTAAAGAGGACAGCTGAGCAAGAGTTACTTTCTTTACATTCAGATTTCTATGAAATAAAAGAAGATGAAAATTTCTTAGAATGGTTGAAAGACCAGCCTGAAAGCATTTCGGATGGTGTACTTAAAAATGGTACAGACTTTAAATGGGCCGCTCGTGTAATCGATCTTTACAAAGCGGATGGTGGTACTACTCAGAAAAAAGACAAAGGTAGACCCTCAAAGGCTGCTGAATCTGTAACTAAAACTCAAAAGCGAACTATACAAACCAAAGGGAATAAGAAAACTTGGTCTTTACAACAAATAGAAAAGATGAAGCCTTGGGAGTTTGAAAAACATGAGAAGGATATAGATTTAGCTAGGCGAGAGGGTAGACTTGAACCTTAACTAGGAGGAATAAGTTATGGCTTTTTCCAGTGCTGGCGGGTATGCTAATCTCCCTAATGGGAATTGGGCACCTGCTATCTATAGCCAAAAAGTTCTTAAATTCTTCCGCACGGCCTCGGTTGTTGAAGATATTACAAACACCGACTATGCAGGAGAAATTGAAAACTTTGGCGACACGGTTAAAATCATCAAAGAGCCTACTATTACTGTCTCCTCGTACACTCGCGGTTCAGTTCTAAGCCCACAGGACTTGCAAGATGACCAACTAACATTGGTAGTTGACCAAGGCAATGCATTTGCTTTTAAAGTAGATGATATTGAGGAACGTCAAAGTCATGTTAATTGGGAGTCGCTTGCTACTAGTTCTGGTGCTTATGCATTGAAGAACGAGTTCGATACGAATGTCATTGCTGCTATGGTTTCCGGTGCGGGAACTACGGTTGGTTCTGATGGTTCCGGACAGGATGTTGGTTTTGCTTCAGGTGAAGTTGACCCTGTGAATATCCTAGCTAATCATGCTAGGCGTTTAAACTCAAATGATGTACCAGAGGAAAATCGCTGGTTTCTAGCTCCACCGCAATTCTGGGAGCAAGCTGGACAAACTTCCAGCAAGCTTATGGATGCCTCGGTGACTGGAGATGGTGCTTCACCTTTGCGTAACGGCAGAATCCATGCGGGTAAAATCCAGGGATTTTCATGCTACATGACTAATAACTTTGCTGCTTCTTCGACAAGTAACTACTATAAAGTCTTGTCGGGTCATATGTCTGCAGTTGCTACTGCTTCGCATATTGCTAAGACTGAAGTAGTTCGCGATCCTGATTCCTTTGCAGATATCGTTCGTGGACTGCATGTCTTTGGTCGTAAGGTTATTCGGTCTAAGGGCTTGCTCGTTGAACACATCTTAATTGATTAAGGAGGGAATTAAAAATGGCTACTTATGATCATACAACCGGTCAAGGTACTGCTGGACATCCCTCTCGTAAAAGGGGTGTTTACGTCCTTGAAAAGACTGTCGATATTGCTGCTGTTTGCACGGCTGGCGGTATTAGTGCGTTAACTGCTGCTGATATCATTCAAGTGATTGATATTCCGGCAGAATCGTACATTATCCATGCTGGTGCAGAGGTTATTACCGCTCTTAACGGTACTAGCCCTGTTCTTGACATTGACTTTGCTGCAGGTGATGACTTTGTAGATAATCACGATGCTTCTTCTACTGGTTACGCTGCTGCAGGTACTAATGGTCATGTGGATTATACTGCTGTTACTACTTTTTCCAATCGTATTACTGCTACAGATACGATTGATGTTAAAGTAGGTGCAGGTGCAGATGACGTTTCAACTGGTAAAATTCGAGTATATGTAATTCTTGCAGATATTTCGGGTGTAGATGAAACTGATCCGCTTCAAGCAGTAACATTCTAAACTAACTGGATTGGGGAGGGACTAGTTCTCTCCCCATTCCTTAACTTTAACTAAGGAGATGTACTAATGGTTTCTATGACAACTGACCTAAACAATAGGTTTTTGCAGGTGCCACAGTATGCAAGCAGCTACGATTTTACGGCTGGAAATGCTCCGTTGATGACTGTTTCTGGTCTTCGTAGGACTGTAGAAGCTATTACAGATTCTACCAAGACTTTAGTTGCGGCTGATTCGGGTAAAATTTTCACTTTAGATCGTGCAGCAGGAATTACTATTACTTTACCCGCTGCTGCCGCAGGATATTTCTTTGACTTTATCGTAACAACTACTTTTACTGGAACTTGGCAGATCGATGCTGCTTCAAGTGCAGATACTTTACAAGGTGGTTGTTGGATTGTAGACAAAGATAATGTAGATAGCCATGTAGCTACCAATGCAGGTGCTACGGTAGGTTGGTCTACTCCTGCTGCTGCTGATCACCAATTCGTTGCAAGTGGAGACACTCTAGGACGTTTTATAGGTAGTCGCTTGACTTATTTAGCTGCAAGCGATTCCAAGTGGCTCGTCGATGGTGTTGTATTTGGTGATGGTACTTTAGCACTTCCGTTTACCTAAAATATAATTTAATTATTCAGTACTTGCTGTAACAGGAGTACTGTATAGATCTACAGGAGATTACTATGAATGATTTATCAAAAATGTTCATTGGTTTTGATCGTATGTTCGATCAAATGTTTACAAATATGAATAAAACATCCTACCCACCTTATAATGTAATAAAGGTAGGAGATAATACATACACATTATCTATGGCTGTTGCAGGATTTTCTACAGAAGACTTGACTATATCTGTAAAAAAGAATACACTAACTGTTGCAGCTAATAAACAAGAAAAAGATGATTGTGATTATACTTGGCGGGGAATTGCTAACAGAAGTTTTAGAAGAGGTTTTTGTTTAGCTCCTAATATGGAAATTAAAAACGCTAAATTAAAAGATGGGTTGCTGGAGATAGACTTGGAAAAAGTTATTCCAGAAGAAGATAAAGAAAAAATAATTACAATTTCAAAGGAGTAGAAAATGAAAATACTTTCTGCTATTCTATTGTCCGCAATAATTGCAATAGCTTCAACTACAGCATTTGCCAATCCTAAAAAAAGTGGATTTGTTCCTGAACAAGAGCATATTGAAATGCTGTATCCTACAGTCTTGGTGCGTGTAGGCACTGGTTCTGGTTCTGGAACTGTTATTTATTCTGCACAAAATGAAGAATCTGAGTATGAAAGCTATGTTTTAACCAATTGGCATGTGATTCAAAATTACGTTAAATTAACTAAAGTTTGGAATTCTGATAAAAAAGAGCATATAGAAACGGAAAACAGGCGTCCTGTAAATATTGATCTGTGGGAGTACAATAACTATTCTACTTCAGTAGGTACTATCGGTAGAGTTGCTAATATTGTAGCTTACGATAAAAGTAGAGATTTAGCTTTATTGCAAGTAGCAGATACAGAACGTGAAATGCCATACGTAGCTACTCTGTATCCAGAAGATCAAGATGATGGTCCTTGGATTTTTCAAACAGTATATGCTGTTGGAGCAGGGTTAGGTAAGCCCCCTTTTCCTACTATGGGCCTTCTATCAGGATACGGGAGGGACCAAAACGGGAACGCATTATATTTGTCCAGTTCTCCTATAATATTTGGTAATTCAGGTGGCTCATTATTCGTTTACTCACCTAGAAATTCTTATGAAATGGTTGGAGTACCCAGCATGGTATCCGCTTATGGCTGGGGATCGGTTGTGTCGCATATGGCGTGGAGTAGACCTATCTCTGAAATTAGAATCTTTTTAAGAGCTAACAAATTTGGTTTTATCTTAGGTGATAAACCAGAACAAGAAGAAATCGAGGATAATGACCAGTGATCTACAAAGACCTGTAAGGTTAGTAAATGCAGCGGTTAATTTAACTGCAACAACTCTAACTACTATTTATACAGTACCTGCTAAAACTGTAGCTATAGTTCGTGAAATATTCATAGCAAATTATGATTCTAGTGATAGAAATTTAAACTTGCAGTGGACAGATACTTCTGCTAGTGCAACTTACAGCCTGATACACGACAAACAAATAGCTACTGATACTTATTTAAGACTTGATAATTTAAATATATATTTAGATGCAACAGATGTTTTAAAAGCTCAAGCTGCTACTGCTGACGCTTTTAACGTATCTGTATTTATCGAAGAATTATATACACCTATTCTGTAAGGAATAATAATGAATTACCTGACTTTATTTAATAATGTAATGAGAGAACTAAACGAACCTACTATTACAAGTAGTGTAAGTAGTCAAACAGCTTCTTTTCATGTATTTATTGCAGATACAATAAATAAGGCTATTCGTGATATAGATCTACATCAATTAGAATGGCCCTGGAATTATACATCTGCTGAGTACGCTCTTATACAAGGTAAAGAAACTTATAAGCACCCGGTTAAACTTACTATAAGTGGCGGTTCTGGCACTTTTAGAAAGCATGAACGTATAACAGGGGGTACTTCCTCTGCTGTAGGCGTAGTACAAGTTTCTGAAACTAGTTTTATAGTTATAGAACCTATATCTGGTACTTTTGAAGCAGAGACTATCACAGGAGTTCTTTCAGGTGCTACAAGGACAGTAGGAACTGTTGTAAATTCTAGGCATGTAGAATATGATAATATTATTTTAGAACCTAGAAATGTCTTAGAGGGTGGTGAGTTTGCAGTTACTACAGATTATAGTAGTTATTGGACTTCACGCTCTAGCAATCCGGCAGGTACAACTACTTCCGGCACTCCTGCTTTTAGTAACGAACATAACGGATCTGTAGTTCTAAATGATGGTACTATCGATACGCAATTATATGACACAGATGGTAAAACTGATCTATCTGAAGGAGAAACCTACAGAGTGAATGTTCGTTTTGTATCGGGTGATACTAGTGCTACTACAACTACGTTAAGAGTATTTGCAGGATCTTCTGCAGATAAAGATGCTGATCTATCAACATCTTTTACTACTACTAACTTGGGGTGGGGTAAAACTTATACAACTACTTTTACTCCCTCTACACAAACTCCTTTTGTCACTGTTTCAAATGAAGCTAGTGAAAATGTGCATGTAGATTTTATAACTGTATCTCTAGATCAAGAAGCTAAAAAGCTAAAGTTTTTAACCTGGGAAGAGTATAACTCTAGATATAGTGCCTATGATAGTAAACGTGATCCTAATAGATATGATACACCCTCTGTTGTAACTAAAAATTTAAATAGCGAACTGGTAATCTCTCCAGTGCCTAAGACTGGTGGCTACAATCTAAAATTTGATTTTTGGGATGAGCCTACAGAATTATCTTCAGATACGAGCACTCCAGATTTGCCCGCCAGATATCACGACGTAATAACTTCTAGAGTTAGATATTATGCACATACTTTAAGATCAGACTATCAAGCTGCTGCTCTGTGCTTACAAGAATACGAAGAAGGTATTAAAAGATTACGAACAGAGAATATAAATACTAACAATTATATAAGGGCTGTATAAATGCCACAAACTTCCCAACAACAACCTTTTCCAGTAGCTTGTGAAGGTGGTTTGATTAAAGATACAAGTGTCTTGGCTATGCCCCCTGGCTCTTGTAAAAAGTTAGAAAATTTTGAACCTGCTATAACCGGTGGGTATCGTAGAATAAATGGATTTAGCAAATACGACTCTAATGAATTATCAGGTTCTGGGGCTGTTCTTGGAATACAAATCTTAGGTTCTTCTGTTATTGGTGCTAGAGGAGCGCATTTAGAAAAAAGCACAGGCTCTGGTTGGACAAGTATAGTAACAAATAGAACAGATGCTGATAGATATGATTTTACTAAATACAGATGGGCTAATACAGAAAAAATAGCAGGTGCTGATGGTGATAACCAAGCTTTTATTTATGATGGTAGTACTTATACACTACTAAGCGGTACTGGAGCACCTGCAGATCCACATACTGTAGAAGAATTTAGAAATCATCTATTTTTTACAGGAGCTAACTCGGGCAATACTAGCCAGATAGATTTTTGTGCTCCTTTTTCTGAGAATGATTTTACTGCTGCAAATGGCGCAGGTACTATAGATGTAGGTGATAAAGTAGTAGGTTTAAAAGCTTTTAGAGATCAGTTATATATCTTTTGTGAAAATTCTATATTTAGACTGGCTGGTACATCTATTGCTGATTTTCAGCTAGGACCGATTTCTAGAAATATTGGTTGTATAAATAGATTTTCAATTCAAGAAATAGCTGGAGATATTATATTTCTAGCACCAGATGGTATCCGTACTGTTGCTGCTACTGAGAAAATTGGTGATGTAGAACTTGGAACTATATCTAAAGCTGTACAAAGCACTTTGACAGGAATTACAAGTGCAGATATATCTTCCTTGGTCATAAGAGAAAAGACTCAATACAGATTATTCTTTCCTAAATCTGCTGCAGAAGATCAAGTAGCTTCTGCCGGTTTAATTGGAGTTTTAAAAAGACAATCTGCTGCAGATTTAAATTGGGAATGGGCTGATATAAGAGGTATAAAACCTTATGTTTGTACTAGTGATTTTATAGGTGATACTGAATATATATTACATGGGGGCTACGACGATGGATTTGTGTATAGGCAAGAATCTGGAAATGATTTTAATGGAGGAAAGATACCTGCAACATACACCTCACCCGATTTAACTTTGGGCGATCCAGGGATTAGAAAACTTTTAAAAAGAATAAATATAAATTATGAAGCAGAAGGAACTATGACTTTTCAGCTTTCAGCAAGATTTGACTATGAAGATGTTGATATAATTCAACCAGCAGCAATATCCGTTAGCGAAGTTGGACTACCTTTGTATGGATCTAATGCCTATGGAAGTGGTTTTTATGGAGGATTTGGTACGCCTATTTTACGGCAACTAATGGTAGGTTCCGGCTTTGCAATAGCAATAAAAATAGCACAAGACACTGCTACAAATAACCCCTTTATAATAAGGGGATTTGAATTAGACGTAGTACCAGGAGGAAGAAGATAATGGGAGCTACTTATACTAGACAAAGTTCATCTACTATTGTAGATGGTGCTACTATCGAAGCAGCACATTTTAAT